AGAGGATATGGTGTACCTCAACATAGCCTTAGCGGAGAAATGGTTAACTTTACATGAGCAGACAGGTGAACCAAGTTACTTGGATAAAGCTTATGCCGCATTATGGACAGCAGAATCACATTATGCAGCAGTACTTAAAACTCCAATAGGAGACATAAGGAATTTAAGAGGCCTATTTTCTGGTAGCAGAGACACTATGCGAGATAATACATTGTTGCACGTATATTACAATGAATTAGCATTCATCATGTACAAGAAAATAACAGGGCAAGCTAGGGATCATACTACCATGCTCAAGTCAGGAGATGATGAAGTTGATGGATTTCATAACCAATTAGACTGTTATGTGTATGTAAGATCACTCGAGCATGCTGGCTTAGTGGGCAAGCGAAGTAAGTTGTTGATAGCTGAACGAACTTCTGAATTTCTACAATTAATGGTGGACGAGGAAGGATCAATGACTTACCCGATTGCATCTGCCATAGCTACATTCGTAAGTGGTAATTGGTACAAAGAACCGGTTAGAAGGATTGAGGAATATTTTAAGTCTCTTACAGATCAAGTATGGAATTTTGGACGAGAAGGTGTGAATGTCGACTTGTGCAGGTATCTCGTAGAAGAAACCATGGATTGGTTTTGTAGAGTACCAATCACTTTTAGAAAAGGCACCAATCTCATCCTAGATAACACTCAGATACAGGAGTTGATGAATACTTTCCCTGACACTGTTGAAAAGAAAGTTAGAAGAGAGAAATGTCTTGAAACTAAGATGTTTCGTATTGATTGGCGCAAGTATGCCCTTAGTTGTTACAGTAACGTGAGCAACACTGAATTGGTACCATTGCACCCTATGTGGAAAGACTCACCTTTCGGAATTCAACCATGGCCAAAAGTGGAACACTTACAGATACAAGCACCTAGAATTGGTAGAGCTACAAACGATATTGTCACTAAGAATCATGAACTATGGGAGGCTGCTGATCATGAGAACGTAGAAGTTTTCAAAGACTTGCGTACAATGGAATCAATACGGAGTCTGTTCAGACAGGATCTAGACAACCATGTTTGTCGACAGTATTATGAAAAAGTAGATCTAATTAGTGAGAAAAAGAAATACCCAATGCTACCGAAAATAGGACACTTCACACTCAAGCAGGATAGCAATAAAATAATGGCTATGGTTAATAAATCCACTAAGATGTCAAAAATAGTATTAATGGAAGACTTGCTCATGCAAAAGCGGATACCACTGATGTTGGCTCAACGAATTAACGTCGACAAATTACCTTATAGTAATAAGTTAAGAAGTCTGATACAGGCATATCAGGATGGCGTGAAGAAAATACGTCACATTCATAGTACCAAAACAGATCATTCTTTACCTCCAGTACTGGCTGATCATTAAACACATTACACTAACAAGTG